TCGGCATCAGCGCCGAGAACATCATCGGAAAGGAGACAGTCGCACATGGCGAAGATACAGGAGCCGGCAGCACAGGGGCCGGCAGAGAATAAGGCAGGGCCGGAGCTCTACAAGATCGAGGAGCTCAAGGCCAAAAGGAAGACGTCCGCCCCGATTTATAGCGGCGTATGCACCGCGCAGAATTGGAGGCCGGGCAAGGTAATCTCAGAGGCGGACTACGACGCAGCAGTCAAGGCGTTCAGCTTCGCCCCGATGGGAAAGAAGGTGGAGTAAATGCTCGGAGATGTAATTGCAACCGTCAGCGACGGCCTCCTCGGGTTTGAGACCGAGAAGGGGACGGGGATATTCGCCGCGATCGGTGTCTCCCCTGTCAAGGCGGACGCACCTCTCACAATCACCGGGAACATGGGAGTCACGAAAATCCGGGAGAGCCTCGGCCTCTCCCCTCTCGCGGATTCCGTCATGGATTCGGTCGAGAACGGGGCAAGCCGGATTTACTGCATCCCGGTCAAAGCAACAACGGAGGGCACAATCAGCGAAATCAAGAAGACAGGCGACAGCTCCGGGAGCTGCACCGCAGAAGGCAAGCCGAACAACGCTTATTCGGTCATTGTGGAGTTCACGGGAAAGGGCGGGTTTAATACGGCACTCTTCACCTACTCTATCGACGGCGGCTTCAGCAAGTCCGATGAGGGCACGCTCCCTATGACGGGCGAGTTTGAGATTCCAGGGACGGGCGTGACGCTGAAGTTCACACAGGACGCCAGCACACCGGAGGAGAGCTTCCATATCGGGGACGCCTTCACGTTTACGACTATGGCCCCGCAGATGACAAACGCCGACGCGCTGAATGCCATCGGGAAGCTCAAGCAGTTTGACGAGCTCTTCGAGTTTGTCCATATCGTCGGGGAATCTACTCCGGCTATGTGGGCGGCAGTCTCGGAGGCACAGGCCGAGCTTGAGGAGCTGAAGCACAAGCCGCTCCTCTTCATCATGGAAGCCGGGAACATCGGAAAAGACGAGAACGTCGGCGACTATGCCATTCGGCTTGAAGAAGAAAAAAAGAAGCTCAAGAACAAGAATATCGCCGTTGTAGCGGCCCGCTCCCTCTACGTGAAGATGGACGGCACGACGGTCGAGATCAACAACGCCGGGATCGTGTGTGGCCTTATGGCAAAGACCAACGTGCAGCAGTCCATCGGAAGGACATCTGACGCGGCGGGCATGGGAATCTCGAAAGACAAAATGATCGAGCTCCGCCCGGCAGGAATCAAAGAATACCTTGAGCTTCTCGATGACGCGAAATATATCACGTTCCGAGAGTACGACGGCCTCGATGATTTCTATGTCACAAATGCCCGGGTTATGTCCCCGGACGGCTCAGACTTCCGCTATATCGAAGACGTGCGCGTTGTGAACAAGATTGTCCGGGAAGTCCGCAAGGCAGGGCTTCCGCTCCTTCAGGAGGACATTGACGTCGAAGATACACAGGGCGAGCTTGAACGTCGGGCGAAGTATATGGAAGCCCCGCTCGACGATATGGTCCGAAACAAGGAAATCTCCTCCGCGCAGATCACTGTCCCGGAGGGTCAGGACATCATCAAGGACGAACGGATGGATGTAGTTGTCCGCTATGTGTCCCGGGGCTATATCCGCACAATCCGAGTTAATATCGGGCGGGCTAACGTCACAGCATAAGGGGGAGAAACAGATGTTAAGAGTAAACGGCAGGGCCTACGATTGGGGCGATGTCGATTTCCAGATACCCGGCCTCAATATTCAGGTTCAGGAAATCAGCTACAACGACGAGCTTGAGAAGGAGGCTGTATACGGGGCGGGCCAAAGGCCCCGGGGCTACGGCGAGGGCAACTACAAGTCGGAGGGCAAGATCAGCCTCCTCCGTGATGACTATGACGAGCTGCTTGACTATTGCAAGCGGCGGAATATAAAGCTCTACAAGCTCGTCATCCCGAAGATCGCGGTCTCTTATGCGAATCCGGGAAGCCGCACGAGGACGGACATCCTCAGTACGGTCACATTCACGAAGACCGACCAGAAGGCCGCACAGGGTGACAAGAGCCTCAAGGTCGACATGGATTTCATTATCGTCAACGGAATCACCCGTGACGGCGTGAAGGCGGTCTAATCAAAATAAATGACAAACGGAGGTAACGATCATGGAAGAGATCAGAGACAACAGCACACCGAAGGCGGCAGCGGACGCCGCCCTCACTGAGGAGCAGAAAATCAAGGCGAAGTACAGCGGCGAGAAGGTCTACAAAATCGCGATGACTTTGCACCCGGACGACGAGACGGAGGTTCCTGTCCGCTATTTCTTCAAGCGCCCCGGGAATCCGAGCTATAACCGCTATGTCAAGACCGCCTCGAAGGATATGACGGGCGCGCTCAAGACGTTCATGTTTGACGCGGTCGTCGAGGAAAGCAAGGCAAAGCTCGAGGAAGACCTTGAGGAATATCCGGCTCTCGCGATCAGCGTCGGCGAGAAGCTGCTCTCGATGATGGGCTTCACTGACTTGTCAAATTTGAAGAAACTCTAAGTGAGAAGCTCCGGGAGGTACGGGCGAACATCTTCGACGCAGGGACGCTCGAGATCCATCGGTTCGTGCCTTCCGCTCTCTTGGAGGGAATTGACGTCGACAGGCTTGAGCTTGAGGAGTTCCTCGAGCTGCTCGCAAAGGCGCGTTATGTTCAGGAGGTAGAGGCCGCGATTATTCAGCGGGGCGTCGTGGAAGCCTTCGGGGAGGAATGAAAAAGCCGACCCTTCAAAAGGTCGGCTCCCGTCGATGAATCCATGCGCTGTAAAGTTTTGTCGCGTTTTTCGCGGCCCTGAAGACACTCTCCTTCTCCTTGTCCAAATGTCGGCCCCGTGTGTTTTGGGCCCCTATCCATAATGCATAGGGGATGACATACAGAGTCAATGGCACGAAGACGAGGACAGCAAGGCCAACGCCGACGCACAGAGCAAAGACGAGAATCTTCAGCATGAAAGAAAAAAAGACCATCCTCACCGCCTCCTCGCTCCCATTATAACACGGGAAAGGAGTGATTAAAAGCATGAGCCTCGAATCGGTATTCAAATTGAGCCTCATCATGAATATGATTGACAATCTCACCGAGCCGATGGCGAGGGTCTCGTCGGCAGCGGGGGGCTCAATCAGCAAATTACAAAGTATGGAACAGACCCTCGGAGGCATGACAAAGGGCGGCGCAGTCATGGCGGGCGTCGGTATGCAGATCACGGACGCAGCCCTCGCCCCGGTCGA